TGATGGTTACGCTTGAATTCAATGTCAATGGCACTGAATATAAAATTGAGCGTGGCCGTAAGCCAAACATTCTGAAATTCTATGTAAACAATGTACAAGAAAAAGGTTCAGAAGATCAACAAGGTGAGAACAAAGAAACACAGGCGGCTATTGAACGTGTGTTGAATATGACTCCTGAGATGTTCCGTCATATTGTTGTACTGAACACTTATAGTCAACCATTCCTAGCATTAAAGAATAACGAACAAAAAGATATTATTGAACAACTGTTGGGTATTACTTTGTTATCAGAGAAAGCCGAAGTTGTTAAAGAATTAATTCGCAATAGCAAAGATAATATTCAACAAGAAGAATTTCGAGTCAAAGCTATTGAAGAAGCCAACAAGCGTGTTAAAGAACAGATTGATGCTATTAAGCGTAGACAAACATTGTGGCTTAAAAAACACGATGAAGATTTAGCTAATTATGCATTAGAGTATGATGAATTATTAAAGATTGATATTGATACTGAGTTATTAGCACATAAAGATTTAGTCATTTGGAATAAGCAAAAGCAGGAACAAGATACGTATAATGCATTAGTTGCTCGTTCCACTGCTTGGCAACAGAAACACGATACCGATGTTTCAATAGCGCATAAAGCATACTTACTTAAAAATGAATATGATATTGATTCTGAACTTAAGTTATGGAATGATTTAAAGGCGTGGTTAGTAGCCGAGTCAGAACAAACGTCTATTGCAAGTGCTATTGACACCCAATCCAAAAGTATCACAAAAGAAAAAAAATTAATTGAGAAATTGGAACGGGAAGTTAAAGAACTAGAAGATCATAAGTGTTATGCTTGTGGTCAAGACTTCCATGATGAAAAACATGAGCAAGTTACAAAAGAAAAGACTACACTACTTGATAGTGCTAGAGCCGAATTATTACAACTTGAAACTAGTTTATCAATCAATAAATCATTAGTTAGTGAGTTGGGTACTAAACCCACTCCATCATACAAAACTGAAGCAGAAGCTATTCGTCACGGCGGTGATGTATCTAACTTAAAGAAAGTTTGGGAAGACAAAAAACAAGAGTCTAATCCATTTAGTGAACAACTAAGTGAATTAACACCTGTTGTTTTAGGCACTCAACCGATTACTCATTATGATACTGAACGTGAAGCAGTTGAACATCGTGGTAAAGTAAGTGCAATACTACAACAGATTCAAAACAAAGCAGAAGAAACGGATCCATATGCAGAACAAGTTGCTGATATGGAAAGTCAAGCATTGCAAGCAATTGACTTTGAAGCAATTAATAAATTAACAAAGACAATGGAACATCAAAAGTTTTTGCTTGACTTACTAACTAGTAAAGATAGTTTTGTTCGTAAAAAGATTATTGACCAAAACTTAAGCTACTTGAACGCACGATTGACACATTACTTAGATAAGATTGGTTTACCCCATAATGTTATCTTTAAGAATGATTTACAAGTTGAGATTACAGAGTTGGGTCGTGAACTTGACTTTGACAACTTGAGTCGTGGTGAACGCAATCGTTTGATTCTAGGTTTGAGTTTTGCTTTCCGTGACGTTTGGGAGAACTTATATGCTCCTATCAATACATTGTTTATTGACGAACTGATTGATTCAGGATTAGATACACAGGGTGTTGAGAATAGTTTAGCAATTCTCAAAGACATGAGCCGTCGTAGACACAAATCTATTTGGCTAGTGTCACATAGAGAAGAATTAGCAGGTCGTGTACCAAACGTTTTAAAAGTCGTTAAAGAAAACGGGTTTACAAGTTACGCCACAACGACAGATATAGAATAATTTTACAGAGCCTCAAATATACATAAGTAGTAGTATGCCAAGTCCACAGAAAAACAAAGGTTCCGGTTTTGAGCGAGAAATCGCTAAATATCTCTCAGAGAAGTACAATGAATCATTCATTCGTGCTCCCGGTTCAGGTGCATATGTGGGCGGGAAGAATCAAACTCGCAAAGAAGTTTTACATGAAGGTCAGATCCGCTCATTCAAGGGCGATGTTGTACCCGGTCAATCATTTAAAAAAATGAATATCGAATGTAAATTCTACGCAGACTTCCCATTTCATCTATTACTTACAGGGGAATGTAAAGTTATAGATGGTTGGCTAGACCAACTCATGGATGTAGCTGATCCTAATGACATAAACATACTGTTTATGAAATTTAATCGTAAAGGTCGTTATCTTGCTGTACAAAGCAAATTAACATGGATTAGTGACAATTTCTTATATTATACATCAAAAAAACAAGGTGACTGGATGATTTTCGAATTTGACAGTTTCTTTCAATACAACACCGAGTTATTAAAAACATATTCAAGCACAATAGACACCACGTCAACACAAGCTGAAAATTCCCTATTAACAATCAACATTTAAGTATTTAAAAATTAGTTGTCTCCGTTGGGAGACCTCCTTGAGTTTGTACAGATTGTGCTGTGCTGACGGATCTGGAGCAAGCATGAATAGCGATATTCATGGGTATACCGAGAGGGCAATCGGCAAAGCGAACCCTCAACAAGTCTATTGATATTTTATCTTGATTCAATAGAATGTGCGTTGCTGAAGAATTGTTTAAGTACAATAGCTTCACTACAATCCCGTAATAACTTTACAGAGCAACCGGTAGCAGTTAGTGTCAGAAATAGGCGATTAACTGGGGAAAAGATAACACTGGATGACGGTCATGGCAAACATACCTTTACCATTGGTAGTGCAATTTGCACTACCATGGCTTCTAATCGGCAATATACTCCATACACAATTAGAATAAAAACAATAGATTACCGTAAATAATAAGAACGAACGAAGTGAGTTCTTAGATGAACGAAGTTCATCTTTAATAGAGAAACCCGATGTGATAAATGAACAGTTACGGGTTTGATTAGAAGAATGGTAATTGCGTTTTCTTAGTAGTTTCTAAATTACTTTCTACTAATTTGTTTATCATTACTCTTTCCTCATAGGACATGTTAAGTACATCGGTGTATTGAACACCTCCCCTCATGTACCAAGTTAGCGACATTGCTAAACTTTTTATATCAGCACATTCTTTTTCCATACCCTCAATCAGCTTTTGAACACCCTCAGGGTTCAGATGTAAAAGCCTTAACCGAAAAAATCAGTTACATTAATAACAATAGATTGTTCATATTCATGTTGGCAATGAACACATTTAATTTTCTGAGGTTTAATTTGTGTACTATCTTTAAGTTTAGAATGATAATCACGTAATTCTATGTAAGAATTTTTGTCACAGTTTTTCAAGAAATCTAAAATAAATTCTGTTTCAGCTACGGTTATATTTGGAGTTTTGACATACTCTATGGTTTGCGCTAATACAGCCATTGTAATTTCTGTAATTTTTATAATTACGTCCTGTGTCTTTTTAGTACGTTCTTCTTCTGATAAGTCATCCATACTATTAAACATCTTTTGTATTTCAAACTGAGCCAATGCCGCTTGATTCATTTCTCTGTATGTTAATGGTCTAAATTTAATAAACAAATCACTTATTTGTAATTCTTTAGTATAGTCACCGGGCTTCATTGTTTGAAGTATACCTATTAGGTTAATTCCGTAATTAGCAACTTCTTTACAGCTTGGGCATTCGCTTTCAATTTCCATTTCATTACCCTGTGCGGCTGATCTGATAGCTATTAAGATAGCGTCTAAATCAGTGCTAGGTATTGCCCATGGATCTGTAATATCAGGAACACAACTTTTTATAATTTCTACTACAGCAGAACCATTGAATAATGCATCTGGTGTTTTACTGGTGATTTCATCGATTGCAGTCATGGGATAGACTGGTAATTCCCCATTTTCTGTTCTATTGAGTGATCCTGGTGGATATCCAATGCCTCCGCTAGGTAATTTCAAATAGATTGACGGTCTACGAAAATATTGTTTTAACGGGTTGTTTGGTAATGACATGTTATTCCTTTGATAAAAAACGGGCTTTCGCCCAATACTAAATACTAATGATATTTAGTGTACAAAAAACACCTAAAAAAATAACGGAATCCCAATATTATGTCATCTGAAGAACAAGAAAAAAGTGAAGCTCTCTATAGGGCGGTCAACGAACAATTAGAACGTCAGAATATTATTTTGGCTGCACAATATGACCTTGCCAAGAAAATGGCAGAGGCTCAGGGTATTAACATATCTGGCCTAAATAAAACTAAAACATCATATGATAGTTTATATGGTTCTACTAGTAAACAATCGGCGGCGGCTGAATCAAACGCACATAGTCTTAAAGTCATGCAAGAGGCATCGGCTAACTTTAGCAAGGCATTAACTAATTCAACTGCTAGTGCAGTATCATTCGGTAAAGCATTATTAAGTAATGAGCAAGGGTTTGCAAAATATAATCAAACATTAAGTTCTGCCGGCGATGCGGCAATGGCACTGGGTAAAAACTTTGGATTGCTTGGTATGGGATTGGGTGTAGCCATAAAAGGCTTGACAATGGCGGCCGAGCAGTTTACTAAACAAGCAGACAACACATTAAAAGCTACAGATAATCTAAGTAAGTTAGGTGGTGCAGGATCATTAACAGCATCACAAGTACTAGAGATGGGTCATAAAGCTGGCCTTACATCAAGTAACTTAGATATAATGACTAAGGCGGCGGCCAAAGCTAATACAGGTATGGCTGGTTTGGGTGGGACAGTTGGTGAAGGTATTGTAGCATTTGGTAAGATGACTGCGGTATCTACAGAAACACGAATGGCATTCCAGCGTATGGGTGTCAGTCAAGAAGAATTGATGTCCCAGCAAGCTGACTATGTAAAACTACAAGAACTATCTGGTATCAATTTAGCAGACCAAGCAAAGCAAGGTAAGAATTTAAAAGCCGCATCACTTGATTATGCAGAGAACTTAGTACGTCTTTCAACATTAACCGGTAAGAGTGCTGATGATTTAGCTAAAGAGAAAATGCTTGCCAACGAAGTGTATGAAGAACAAATCCAGACACAGATGGAGCAGGCTAAGATTCGTCAATTAAGATCAGAAGGTAGAGAAGACGAAGCCAAAGATTTACAACGACAACAAGAAAATAGAAAACGTGCCGCAGAAGAATATGTTCACTCATTTGGAAAAGAGCAAGGCTTACAAATGGCACGTGCGTCACGTACTGGCACATTTGACCAAAGTACTGCTGGCTTGGCAACAATGGGATTTGACCCGGCCGCACAAAAGAAAAAAATAGAAGGAGCAAAATCTGCTGAAGAAGTTGATGCTATATCAGCCGCAAACCGTGAGGATATGAAGAAGAAGCGTGAACAAATGCTTCTTAGTGCAGGTTCAGCAGTTGTATATGGAGGTGAAAGTGTAGGTAAAGCACTAGGTTTAGGCGGCACTGAAACTGCACAAGCATATGGCAGAATGGGCAGTCGTGATGAGAAAGCCGCATTAAAAGATGCTCAAGGTAAAACAGCAGGGCTAGCATCAGGTGAAGCAGGTGCAGGTGGTGCGGCTGCAACAGATCCTGCGCAGGTTGCTAGAAACAAATTAACTGAAACAGAGATTGAAGCAAAAGTTGCATTAGATAAATTTATTGCCTCATATAATCCTTTACTAAAAGGATTTGATACAGGTACAATTGCCGCGCTTGCATTAGCAACTGCGGCTACCATAGCCGCAGCCGCGCTAGCAAAAATGGCTGCAAGTGCCGCAATGGGCAAGTTAGGTCTGGGCGGTGATGGAGCTGATAAAAAAGGTAAGGGTAAAGATAAACCAGCCAGAGCACGTGATAGTAAAGGTAGATTTGTTAAAGGAGCATCCGCAGTTAAAGATGCAAGCTCATTAAGTAAAATGGCTGGTAGTGCTGGTAAAGTAGCCGCTACAGCCGGCAGATTTGCAGGCCCTGCGGCCGGAGTAATAGCTGTTGGCGCCGGCGCAATGACTGCATATCAAGGTGCTAAAGATGTAGACGAAAAAGTTAAAAGTGGTGAACTAACTAAAGACGAAGGAACAGTTAAGAAAAGTGAAGCCGTTGGTACAGGTGTTGGTCAGGCGGCCGGTGGCGCAGCCGGAGCATATGGTGGTGCCATCGCTGGTGCCGCATTGGGATCAGTTGTACCAGTTGTAGGAACGCTTATTGGTGGAATATTAGGAGCGGCAGTTGGTGGTTGGTTAGGTAGTAAAGGTGGTGAAATTGTAGGAGAAAAAGTAGGTAAGAGTGTAGGTAAATCTATGGTTGATAAACCGGCAGTTGCAGGTGCCCCGGAGGCAGGTGCCCCGGAGGCAGGAAATGTAGCTAAAATTATTGCTGATAAAGCAAAAGAAGATGAAATAATAGCTAAACAAGCTAAAGAAGATGCTACAAAATTAACTAAAGCATCTGAGACACAAGAAGTTACATTATCTACATTGAATAAAACGTTATTATCAACTAATAGTGCATTAACTAATTTAACCGCATCAATTACTAATTTATCCAAATCTACAGCAACCGGTGGCATGGGTAGTAAGGCATCCGGTGCAGGTGGAGGAGGTGGTAGTGCAGGAGGTAGCGCAGGTGCAGGAGGTAGCGCAGGAGGTAGCGCAGGAGGTAGCGCAGGTGGAGGTGGTGGTAGCAGTGCCGCAATGTCATCTGGACAATCATCTAAAAAGGCATCGGCTGTTGGATCAGCTCCTGCTATTTCTTTCCCTAGTATGGGATCATCCGGAAGTGACGGTGGCGCAGATGGCAAAACCGGAACAGGAAGTACAGATATGCCTAAAAAGTCAAAGGGTTCTAGTGTAAGTCTTGATGAAAAAGCAGTCAAAGACATGATTATCAGACATGAAGGTAAAGTAAATAAACCGTATAAAGATAGTTTAGGATTATGGACCGTTGGTGTAGGTCACTTAATTGGTGATGGTAAATCATTACCTGACTCTTGGAATAGAGAATTTAGTGATGCAGAAGTTATGAAAATGTTTGATGAAGATTACAATCATCATCGTAAAGCAGCCGAAGGTATACCAGGATTTGATAAATTTAATAGTGCAGGTCAAGGCGCGCTGACTGATTTGACATTCAATATGGGACCTAGTTGGTATAAAAGATTCCCAAATACGGCTAAAAAAATTGAAGCGGGTAATGCTGAAGGCGCAGCCGAAGGATTACGAGATAGTAAATGGTATGGTCAAGTAGGTAAACGTGCCCCAACTATAACTGGATTAATATCACAAGGTGGTTTGCAAGCTAAAGACGGTGGACTAGCAGATGGCCCTATAGAGGGTTACCCGGCAACTCTGCATGGCAATGAAGCTATATTACCATTAAACCCTGACTCTGTTATCACTAAGTTATTAAACACTAGTGAAGCACAATTAAAATCGGAAATGACTAATAACACTACAAATAACACTTCTACTCAGGATGATTCAAATCAAATTATGTCAGATTTATATGCAATGATGGAAGAAAAGTTTGATGCAATGATTGATGCACTTGAAGATGGAAATAGCCAGACTGAAAAGCTAGTCAAGTTTTCTGCTGTATAATTGATTTCATACTAAATAATATATAATATTATGACCTACAAAAAACGTTTCACAAACAAGAGTGGTATATCTAGCCCGATCGGCGGTGGCAATAGCACCGGTTCATGGAACGGTAGCCCAGGACAAAATGGTTCACCTACTGGTGGATGGAATAATTCTGAAATGGGTTATAAAAATTACGGTAGTCGTCTTCCTGAAGTCTATACTGGTCACCCAAATCGGATTGAACGATATAATCAATATGAGATGATGGACGTTGATGCGGAAATTAACGCATGTTTAGATATCTTAGCTGAATTTAGTACACAGAAAAACGAACATAACGATACACCATTCAATCTACAATTCACTGAAGATCCTACTCCACACGAAGTAGAATTACTAAAAACACAATTACAACAATGGTGTAAACTAAACGAATTTGGTACAAGAACTTTCAAAATCTTCCGTAATACTGTAAAGTACGGAGATCAAGTATTTGTTCGTGATCCAGAAACATTTAAATTGTTTTGGATTGACATGACTAAGATTATTAAAGTTATTGTTAACGAA